TATATTCTAATGAATCTATAAATAGATTTCGGTGAAAAGTTGGATATTTCCGGATATATTCGGAATAAAATCAAAAAAAAATACAAAATATCAAAAATAAAACTTAAAGACGAAAGAATATAATGTATTAAAATGCCAAGACATCAGTTACCGGGTAAAGTACTTAAAGAATTATCACCAGGGCGACAGTATCAGACTGAAATTACATTTGACCAATTTAATACTCACCCAAAGTTGAAGGAAATTTCAAAACCTGTTCAACAATGTTCTTTGGATGATGTAAAAGTATCGGAAATGGTTAATGAATATAGAACAACTCCTCAATATTTCGCACACAAGCGCATCATTACAGTTGCGTATATGGAGCACGATAAAGATACATATTATATAGTGGATGGTCAGCATAGGATACAAATGGCCCGGCAATTGACAATGGGTACTAATAGTGTTAATGATTATGTCATTTGCATATGGTATATGTTGTCGAATGAATCAGAAATGCGGACGCTTTTCGCATCTATTAATAAAGATTCTATTAGAAATCAACCTTATGTAGGAAGCGATGTGTTTATTCAGATGAGGATTGATGATTTTGTTAAGTTCTTCAAGACAAAAGAGAATGGTTACAAGAAGTTGTTTACTACTTCTAGTAGCGAAGCCAATAGAAAACATACGGTTGAAGACGTTGTTCAACGTTTACATATCGATGGATTATTTGATATAGAGAGAAGTTCTGGATTGTATCCAGATTTACATACAACAAACGATAGTCAATTGATATTTGTTAGGTATATTTTGGATTCAGCAGATAAATTTTATGATTTACTTGGACATGATAAATTCCGTGAATCGAATGATAATTATAAATCACAGTGGTATGCAGATGAATATGAATTGATGGAAATGCGTGCAATATGGACATTGAAAACTACCAATTTCTTTGATTGGCTGAAAGATAAAGACCGTGTATTGCCAAAACATACTAGCCGTTATATAAAATCGCGCATTCCAGCACAATTAAGAACTGCTGTATGGAAGAAATATTTTGGGATGAACACAAATGGTGCATGTCCACTGTTTCACTTATGCAATGTTACATTGAACAGAGATGTGAGAAATGGGTGGCAATGTGGACATATTATCTCTGAAAAAAATGGCGGCAAATTACAGGTAGATAATCTGCGTCCAATTTGCCAAGGTTGTAACTGTTCGATGGGTTCCAATAACTGGGAAGATTATGAGAAAAGCATTGGAAACCTCCATTGAAATACATTATTAAAATGATAACAATTTTAATAAAACTCACCAACATACTTGTAGATATTTGATTGAATATTGTTAGTTTCAATATATTGTAGTAATTCCTCTTTTTGACGAGTTTTAAAAGGTTCTGATATAGGGGCATTTTTAAACAGATTTACAAGATGTGCAAAATCTTCACTTGACGAAATACATACACCTGAAAGGGGAGTGTATGCAATGGGATGCATGTTTGCAAACCATTTAAGTTCATGAAGAACTGTTAATCTTGGGATGATTGTCGGGCAAATCGGCAATAAACCTCTCGATGCACACTTACCTGGCATGTTGTTGTCATAGTATAATGCCCAAAAAAAAAATCAATTTTACTCTGCTCAGCGCTTCAACAAAATTGATTTAAAAATAATATTAATATGATAACAATATGGCTAGAATAAACGATGTCACTCCACACATTAATGTAGACACTCAATCTGTTCGCAAAACAGTGTTCGAATCATGGTATAACGAAATGGGTGAAGATGAAATGTTCAAACAAATGTATTTATTCATTCAAAATATGAAATTGTACCCCAATGCGCACAATGGTAATTTTACCGAGTGTTTTAATTTTGATATTATCAGCAATTTTACATCGTTTGTGGATGACGGACGAAGATGCGAAGGTATTAAATGTTTGACAATGTCATGTAAAAAATATTATGAGTTTAGACATGATATTTGGTATGATATAATTGTTAAACGTTCAATACGCAATAATATTGCATACCAGGAACGAATATAATTTATTTTTCTATGATTCGTTTTATAGATGGGATTTCGTTACTATCTACATGATGATACACATATTTATTATATATCAGTAATCTTTCTGCATGTGGCATAAACTTGGGACTTTTAATGTATATGTGACGTCGTTGTCTATAAAATAATATGTTTTTTTGCAAATCTGGCCCGGTTTTTCGCAACTCGCAAAAGTATTGACCCCAGAACTTGATTTCATTATTTAATTTCACTCTGGATACCATTTCTGATTCTGTGCGTAAAATTTCACTCATTGAAATATATCAATCAGTTCATATATTTTATCAATTTTGTAAGATGACCATCATCGCATACTACAGGACGAGTTTGACTTCGTTACCTACAATTACACTCGTATCTACTTGGACTTTAAAGCCCAATTCTTTTACTTTACGACAAAAGAACACATCTTCTGTCGTGAATTCTTTCACCTTTACTTCATTGCCACTTGTGTCCATTACATCCATCGTCGTCATTTGTGGTCTAAACCATGGATATTCCATTTGCTCAAATACACCTTTCTTTACCAACATCCAACCCATACCCGCATATTCTACATCAATTAGTGGTTCTTGTTCTTTTTTCCTCATCAATGAAACCTCATCAGTAGAGAGAAACTCAAAACTACCATGTTTTTCAAAATAGCTCTTAGACCACTCCTTAACCACTCCAAAATCTTTGGTATTTTCCAAAAGATACATACCGCTAACAACATCAGTATTGCGCGTAAGCAGTTTTAGAAAACTATCTACATTGAAAACTTGGTTTGCATCAATCCACATTACAAAATCATAATCGATTTCACCATTAAAAGGCTTTTGTTCTATACCCTTCAAATTATTTCCACCCAAACACAAATTTCGCACAAAATACTTGTTTGTATTAGAGTGGTTTGTAATAAGAGGATTAATTTGATGAGTTACACAATAATTAAACAATAGAGTCCAAGACATTAGAAATTTATTAGAAAATGTATCACCTGGAAGTGCAAACACGATTGTAATTGGTCTCCCGAGAGGATTCGTTTCCATTTTTTGGGCCGGGTTTTCCATTTCAATAAATTAATGAAATGTGTTTATATTGTATTAAATAATATTATTTATAAATATTAATGGCACTTAATGCTGATGATTATGAGATAAATGAATTAATTGAACATATTGGATTGACGAAACCGTTTACACGTAAGCAATTTGGCAAAACAATTGAACGTTTATTGAATGTATTAGGCCACTCTGGTAAGGCTGAGGAAATGCAGTTTTACAGAGATATTGAAGAACGTATTATAGAAGAATATTTGGATCCAGAAGATGAAGGGGATTTGGTGATTGGCCAACCATCATTTAAGATGCCAAATGTTGTAAAAAAACGACATACGATTTCAATTAATAGTGATAAACGTGCAAATAGAAATGAAAGCACTAGTTCGTTTTCATGGCAATTAGCAGATGAGATTGATAATGTAAAGCAAATATCTATTGAATCATATAATATACCAAAATCATGGAATAATATCACCTCTACGGTTGGTAATCATATATTTGGTATAAGTTATGAACAACCTATTAAATTTTATTTTGATGCAAGTGGGGTTGATGATGAAGAGGATGCCGTGAAGGCAATGAGTCCGGCAAATTTTCAATCATTGTCTGAATGGTTTGGAGTGAATGAACATGAAGATACGATTGGTGCTGGTGTTATGCGTTCAACAACCGGTCGCGAATTAACAGCCTTCCCCACGGACCTTTCAAATCTTGATTGGATTGTAACACATGATGGTACAAATTATGACATCTCTTCCACATCGCACGCCGAGACTGCTATTAAATTGATGGATACTACACCAACACCGATGAGTTTGTTAGACCTGTGTGCAAATGCCACAGCATATAAGAATTCTTACGAAGAGTTTGAGGGTGATACACCATATGATATTAATCTTGATGACTTGAAGACGATAACATTAGTAAAAGGGACAGAAGGGCAAGTCATAGATTTTTCACTGCAAGTGTTATTAACACCAGCAGATTTATCAGTAAACAATGTAAATTATTATAGGTGGTATCATCAAGTACCAGTTACAGAGGAGGAACCTCCACAATTAACCCAAACAGAGTTAGAAACTAGGACTGATACGGTTTCAGGAAGAGGTTATGTAACTAAATTTACTACAACATCAGCGAAAACATTTGAGGTAAAACCGCCACGGCATTTCAAAATAAAAACCAGTTCCCCGACGTTTAGTTATATAGGAATAAAAACTAACGACTCTGTGATAACAAATATGAGAGAGACCGGTGATAATATGTTAATGTTTATGATAAAAAATGCAGATGTATGTGACAGTAGCGGCTCTTATGTGACAGATTTGTCGCATGATATGATTGTGAATTTTTTGAACTCTCGGCAACCGGTAGATTTTTATGACAAGACAACACCGGATATTCGCGGTAGAACTGGTGAGTTGGATGTATTAAATATTGCAGATTATCGCAATTTGCGTCATACATATGAGAGCCGATTGTCTAATTATGAACCGAATAATCTAATTAAAACAAATACATATGAGACATGGTCTGCATTTAAGGAGTTTAAATTTTCTGATAATTTAATGAATGTTGGTACAAATATGTTGAAAGAAGATGTTCCTTCTATATGGGAAGATATAAGCAATATAACATTCTCTCTCGATACACAAGGGACGTGGGAAGCGACAACAGATACGACTCCGTCGCTTCCGGTGGCGGCACTGCCTAAATATGACATCAGTTTAACAAAAGTGGCACAGATTTATGAATTAGAATTAAAACCCAAAACCCCCCAGACTACCATGATATATTTTCGTATAAAGGATGGACATTATGGTACATTTACATCATTGTTATCTAGAATGAATGAGATGTCTCCGAAGACTCAATATGACAACTATCTTGGTGGACCCAATGCAACAAAGGTGAATATGACAGCATTGGAAACCATGTTATCTCATGTGATTGATACAGCGATTGGGATACCTTCTCCGAATGGCATAACATCGCACGATATGATACGGAACGCTTATAAGAATGATTATGGGACATCATTTTTTAATACGATAGATTGGAATTTTGCGAAAAACACATCTGATGATGATGGAAAAATAATGCTATCGTCAATAGGTGGTGGCCATATTGACGACGATGAAAAGACACCAGTGCAGTTGGTAATGTATGATCCATCGATGGTTGATGTGTTTAAAGGTGCAAGTATATGTGGAAAATCAAGTAATAGTGAGTCCTCGGTTGTGATTGATCCAAAAAATACTTTATGTAATAAGATATTAGGATTATTTGATGGAGAAGACAATGGGGAAACATATTTATTGGATGGGGAGGAGGCGGCACCACTGGAGAGAAGACGTCCGGATTTGCGTCGTGTTCGTAATTTAAACATAATGTTGATAGATTATAAGAATTATGCATATGTCTCAAATGCAACACAGCGAGACCCATCAAATCCAGATGATGATAAATTAAAGACACCGTGGTATTATAATGAAGTTGTATTTGATACAAGTTGTACCGGAGTTGGCCCCAACCAAACAGAAGAAAACCTCCCGATATATACGGCAGATGGATCTCGACAATTAACAGAAGCCCAGATTTATTCATTAAATGCGATATTTGAATCACAAGAAAAGAAATCAACCAATGTACAATTGAATTACAAATATCGCGATTTTTTTTTATATGGTATTGGTGTGAAAGATAAGCCAGAGATTGGGTCTGGTGCAAATGATGGAATAATGGCAACATATGACTCGCGGAAAGGTAAGCGAGTATATACACAACCGACAAGATTGACGAAATTTTATTTAGAATTGGTAGATCAGGATTATTATCCGATAGATTTGAATGGCATTGATATAGAGTTGGTATTAAATATCGATACTGAATTGAATACAAACAAATAGAAATGTGCAAATGAAAGGGATGTACATATTCTCTCTATACACCTTTTGAAACGATATTATTTATTGATAATACTATACAACTCTTCAAAAAACCCTTCACATTGGGAAAGATTTTCTAGTGATTCGCTATGATGTTTATCAATCATATTCTTCTGAGATGAAAAGTTTCTTTTAACAAGTTTTGAGATGTTATTTAAAGAGGTAATGATATCGGCTTTTGCGATATCGATTGTGTTTTGAGAGAGAATATTTTTGAATATATTGACGGCTATTTTTAGAACAAAAGGGTTTTCATTCCATTTGTGTATGAAAAGGATGGGTTTGCCAGCAATAACCTCAAATGCAAAATCAGCTCGGTTACAAATACCGGTTTTCATACTAATCATAACTGCACATTGTATATCATTATTTTGTTCTCTTTTCAGGTCTGTGTAGAACTTATCTATCTCACTTTTCTGTACATTTTTGCTGTAATTTTTATTTTCAATCATCATGATGAAATCGTCGTCTCTCATAATAAAGTCTCCCCTACCGGGTTGTTTGCTGGTATCATCAAATTCAGCTTTTGGAAACATAAGATTCAGTTGCATATCCAATGCATTTTCGCCATCTTGTCCTTTATTGGTGGAATTATTATTGCGACCTAAAAGAATCTCATAATCGTCCCTACATGCATCAAGTCGTTTTTGTAGGTCTTCTGAGCGAGAATTATTAATTGAATTGGTTTCGACGAGGCGTTCTTTGAGTCTTTCATTAAATTTGGACTCAATCGAATCGTGCATGGTTTGGAATTGAGATATAAGTCCGGCATTGCGTTGTTCAAGAGATTCTATAGTTTGTTGAAGAGTATCTATTCTGGAGGTGTATTGTTTATGGATGGATGTTTGTGATTCTTTTAAAATGCTTATATTATTTGTTTCTAGAGAGAATAGTTGTGATTTATAGGATTCTTCGAGAATGTTCATTTTGTTTTGCCATTCTTTATCACCCCAGCATTGTTGTGTATAAATGCCATTATCATACATTATCGTACCAAGTTCGATAATACGTAGTTTATCTTTGTTAGATTTTGAGACGAAGCCATCTGTAATTGTCCCAGTAGGTAGATATAGTTCAATAACATCATCCATCGTTACTGAACTATATAATAAATATTTAAGTAAATTCTTTTGAAAGGATATAAACAACAGAAGAGAGAGAATGACCAAAGAAAGAAAAAAGCCATAGTTTTTGCCAGTTTTTGTCACCCATTTGGTATTCAGAATTGGATAGATAAATCTTATTGAGATTGAGTCCGTTACAATTAGTGAACGCCCATCCAAAATGAATAGATATAGATATAATAAATGCATACGTTAAATAGTTGATATTAACCCAATCATTGTAGGTATATATTAAATATAAGACAGGCGCTGTGTGTGCAAAAAAGTCTCCAATTAAAATCTTATTATAAGAAACACTGTGATGCGTACCCATAAGGTCGATACATTTTTTATAACCATACGGGTCAATAATCACTGCGCTTTTGAACCCAAATAATACAGCAGTTGCACAATTAAATGAAATCATTCCGATTAGATTGTTATTTGTAACAATATAAAAGATAAATATTATAGCAGAAACATATGTAAATGCGACAGACATATTTTTATTATTAATTTGTATTTAAACAAATTATATAAACTAATAATAAGATTCGGTATATTCACACTTAGTTTTTTATACATCGGTTAGATTTTCCTATATCTCTTACGCAGTTGTTTATATCGGTGGGCTTGTTTCTTTGTTTGAAATTTGTTTGGACTGTCAGGAAACACATGGCTCGGGATATTGATTTCTTTGACTGGTTTCTTAGCTAGTTCTATCATATGTCGTCTTGTTTGTGGTTTGAGAAATCGCCAGATATAAGGCATCTTTTGATGTAATGTTTGTGCATCGACAGTATCACGGGTTTTCGCGGTTCTTTTACTGGTCCGACACTTGCTTTCATCACGACATGTCTGTTTCCTGCGATGTGATTGTGGTCCTCCCCAATTAGACATATTACAGTATGTCCAATTTCGTGAGCTCCCAGGGACACAATAGGATGGTTTGCATTTATTCATTGATTGACCACATGGCACATTATCGCACGATTTATATTTAACGCATTGGTGCTTTTTCATATATATGTTCTCTCTATTTTATAAATTGAATTTTAAAATATATTCTCACTCAAACAAAAACATTATGTTGAGAGAACGACTTAGTGATGAACTTGATACACAAGTTTTGGTTATACCTAAACCATACAATAATAATAACATATGCAGAGCATGTAGTTGTATATGGATATGCATAATATTACCAATTCTAGTATATATATTTATCATTGAAATTAAACAAACATGGATTAATGTTTTAAATCAATTTTGATTTATCTACGTCTGGTATGTGACCTTTTCGAACGTGTTGGTGACGCTTTTCGTATTTTTTCACGAACAGCTAAAAGTTCATTCATTGTATCTCTAATTTGCCTTGCTCTTGCTTTACCTGCTTGTGAACCGGGCATACTTACAACTACCTCTACAAAACTACCTTCCGTTATAACCTTTGCACGACCAAAACTATTGGGCTTTTTTTTCACTTTGCTAGTTTTACCACCACCACCTCTCATATAATATTACTAAATATTATATATAGTATATTATTGTATTTTAAATATAATATATAATTATCCTAGAACGATGTAGGATGATTTTATGATGATTTTATTAAAAATACACACAGAGCATAAAAGCTCTCGCTTGATTTTGCGCTGTGGTTTTTAGTCATTGTCAGTAAGGCTCAGTAACAAATGTGTCAAAGTGCAAGTTATTTGGCGTTTTTGAAAGTGTTTTTTTATTTTTTTTTTTTCTTGAAAATAGTTGAATAATAGTTTTTAAAAGTTTTAAACTTTCAAAATAACTTGCACTTTGACACTTTGACACATTATGACTGACTCAGTAACAAATATAAAACAATCGTTTGAATTTTTATGACTGAAAAAATTTATGCAGTGAGAAAAACAACATAAACGTATAAAAAGCTATGTAGTAAAAATGAAACAAAAAAATACTACCTTGAAAGAAAAATTATATTATTGTAATTTATGTGACCATTATACGTCACGCAAATTTAATATGCAAAAACATGTGAAAACTTTGCAGCATTTGCAAAATGTGACTGATAATGCAAAATATAATGATAAACAAAATAACACACTACATAATAGCATAATAATAGAGATGAATGAAAGTCAAATCAATGAGACTGAAAACAAAAAATATAAGTTTGTTTCAAAAGACCATTCAAATATTTGTCGTTACTGTATGCAAGTATTTAAGAGTAGAACTACGTGCTGGCGACATGAGAAAATATGCAAACATCAACCAAAAGATACATATTCAACTTCTGGAACAAATATCATGTCAACTGTTATTGAAGAATTGAAAAAAGATAAAGAACAACTATTGAAGACAATTAGTGAAATGGCACCAAAAATTGGCAATAATATTAATATACAGGTCTTCCTAAATGAGGAATGTAAAAATGCAATGAATTTCGCCGACTTTATAGAATCTATTCCATTAACCCTAAATGATTTGGATTATACATATAAGAATGGAAAGTTGGAAGGAGTTTCTAACGTAATTATTAAAGAATTAGAAGTATTGGCGAAAACAGAGAGACCATTGCATTGTAATAAGAATAACACGATATATGTGAAGGATAAAGATGAGTGGCAAGAAGATGTAAATAATACAAAATTAAAGACAACAATAGAAACAGTAGACAATGACCATTTAAAGTTGATACAAGAATGGGAACTAAGTAATGAAGGTTGGATGGATAATGACAAATTACGTACAGAATATTTAGATTTAGTTAAAACAGTAATGCCAAATTTAGAAGATAAAGAAAAAAGACAGATAATAAATAAGATATCAAAGATAATTAAAATCTAATATATATATAATGCCGGAGAGCCATGTTCTGTTTGATGCTGTATACCAATATGATGTGGGCACTCTCCACGAAACTAAGTGTGGGTGTGTAGGTAACCCCCCGCACCCCCCGAAATGCTTGGGTGATAGAAATTATGCCGGGAAAACGAAAGACGGCCACGATTTTATAGTAACAGATGGGGTGCATGACAAACTTGGCTTTAACACGCCGCCTCTCACCCAAAAACAAAACGACTGTAGTAATCACGACCTCGAAGAGTATATGATACAAGCATTAGCCGGGGGTTACAATAAAATGATAGATTTTACCCACTCAATAGATCACTTCAAAGCCCCTGACGGAGGCCCTCAGATTCCAAGACAGTTGCTGACGCAAGAAACAATAGGCTACAATACCTTAGTCAAAACCATGCCCTTTGCCTTTGCAGACCACGCTCCCAACACCATGCGGTACACTGTCATTCATGATGCCAAATGCTTCGAAGCCAATCAGACATCTTCGACATCTACATATATAGACTCTGCTGGCCCCATCACTTTCCGTGGTCATTGTAATAAAACCGGTGGCCCCCATCCCGGCAATGTGCAAGATGGCCCCACCGATCCAAATTTTTACCCAACCTACAGCGATAAACCCATCCACCCAAAACATCGTGTATTGGCATCACATATGATGGTACGAATTTTACTGGCCGACGACCGTAAATTATTAAAAAAAATGCTGGGGTCTCCTGGGAATGACACCACCACCGCTGCCCTCGCTAAAAATGACCCACTCACGAACGAAGCCTACAATGCCGTTTACCAGTTGTTTAACAAGCCCGCCGCCTCTCACCCCGTCGACGCCACCCTGAGAGGCGCTGCGGACGAATATATATTGGAAGACATGTATCAAAATTGGATTTGGCAAATGACGTTAATACATATGTATTGGCTTAAATATGGCACAGCATCCGCAGCAGATATCAGGACCGACCGCCCTTACTTCAACAACGTACATGGTACGGCGGTGTTCAACTTGGGTGTTAACCTTGACGCTAATTTAAATGCTTTCGCGAGGTTATCGTGTATAGTATTTGAAGGACTGACTGCTGATGGTAAAATCCCCCGATACTCAACCACAACCAAGCTAAAGCTGAATACGCCCACAAACTGGTGCCACAGCATTGTAGCTCACTTTCACACAGAATTCTGGAACAGCAGGGTGTACGGGACATGGTCTGATAATGAGGAGTCCAAAGCCCCCTTCAAAGATGCAATGGGGGCTTTTACTGTGATCCAGCGAGATTGTGGGAATCGTATTCAAGCGTTCGATACTCCGGCGGCAGGGATACATATGCATGGGACTTTCTGGAAAAATCACCCTGACCACAAACCTCCCAAATCGCCTCAAGGCTTTTGTGCGGTTAGACCGCGCGTTAGTAACACACCCGGCCGGTATTTGTCCTGCGTTTCCAAACCCGTGAACAAATGCACCACCACGACACAGTGTTTAACGGAAATAACAATTGCACAATTATTGAAGGCATCTGGAGATCAATCACATTTAACGGATTGGTTATGTAAAGTCGATTATTTGGATAAGGACAGTATATATCCTATTTTGCAAACAGGCGACAGGCCATTAACTGCATTGGCATTATTCTATTTAAAGAACTTCAATGTGGATGGCGGGCTGATTTTCGACGGTAACCAAAAGATTTTCAGTGAAAAGTTTTATAATGCACTCAATGTGAGGCACTGGTATAGTGAAGAAACCGCAGCCAACCCGTACGCCCCCGTCAACAACGCCCCCACACACGTGCTGGACGATCTCAAACACAACTCCCCCAATTGGAAGGGTTGTGGTATTGCTCGTGGAACCCCATTGACGCCAATGGCCCCGCCAACGGCCCCGCTTGGCGTAGATTGGGCCTCGTGGGTGGAAGAGAAGTTCACAA